TAGCAGTAATCAAGCTGATGGGTGGTGCAATCCCACCCACTAGTCTTTGCACCAATGGTGCATGTTACAACAAGTTACAATAAGTTACAAAGCAAACACATTACAAAAAACAAGGAGGAAAAAACAAAATGAGAAAACCGAGTGTAACAAGAACAATCAGCGCACTAAACATCACAGTATTAGGCATGAACACAGTTACGTGCGAGCCTATGACCATGACATTCCCAGTCTATGAGAGTGAAGCACCAAAGGATGAAGCGAAACTCTTTAATTACATCCGTAAGATGTATGAAACAGATACCTTTAAAATCTCAGCAATCACAGACAAGAAAGCAGTCACAAAGACATACAGAATGTCACTCAACAAGTACATTGAAGGAGCAGAGGAAGTAATAACACACAAAGCAGACACAGCACAGTAAAATAGGAGGTTAATATCATGTTAACAAAGAAAGAATTATTTAACGCAAAGGCATCATCACAGAAAATTGAGAAGGGATTACAAATTGACGTTGTCAATGTCGGCGAATATAGTGACACTGACAAGAACGGAAATCCCGTAACAGTATCAGTGCTTGTTAATAAAGACGGAGCAGTTTTTACAAGCATTTCTAAGACGATTAATGAAACGCTAGATATGCTTGAGGATATCATATCAGATGATGGGCATGCCCTTATAGAGGTATGTGAGAATACATCCAATAGTGGTAGAAAGTTTTACCAATTAATGATAGTTTAATTATTTAGAGTATTTATTAATAAGGTGTGAGGGGGGAGTTTTTACCCCCCTTTTACATATAATTATAGGAGGTTTAAAGTGTATGGGTAAGACAACTAAGAAGTCACAGCTCTTAAAGGAATATAATAAGGAACGAAATAGAATTAAACGGTTTATTAGATACGCTGAAAAAAGAGGGTATGTGTTCGAGCCTAACCTTATACCACCAAAGCCAAAAACTATAACAAGTGGTTCAATAAGAAGGCTGTCAAAGATTAGACCTGCACAGCTTTATAACAAGGCTTATGCCATCAGTGCAGTAACAGGACAACCAATAACAGTTGAGCAGAGAAAAAGAGAAATAAGAGAAGAAGCTTCCAGGAAAGCATGGGAAACTAGGAGAAGAAAAAAAGACCAAGAGGACTATAATCGAATCAAGTCTAACAAAGAATGGCAACAGATGTTTCATGCTTCAAAATTAGTATGGGATAAAGTACAGTCCATGATAGCAAACGTGGGTGTTCAACAATCACAGTCAGCAGACTTGTTAAACGATCTTTTAAACTCACAAATTGAAAAGTATGGCGCAGACATTGTACTGTATTCCATAGCACAAGCGAGTGAGGATTTTTTATCAACATGTGAAGTTATAATTAAATATCATCCGAGTAGTGCTGTATCAAGGACGGCCGTACAGCATTTATACACGTTAATAAGTGGCAGTTTACCAAGTGATGCAGAACAGGCAGAAATCGATAAAGCATTAGTTGGCGATGAAACGTGGGAAGAAATATGAAAAAGCAAATTAAATATATGGTAGGTGATTTTGAGACCACCGTATATGAGGGTCAGACATTCACAGAGGTGTGGGCATCAGCAGTTGTCGAGCTAGGCACGGAGGATGTTAAAATACATCAATCAATTAGAGAGACATATAATTATCTATATAACTTAAAGGAGAATATTTGCATATATTATCATAACTTAAAGTTTGATGGATCGTTTTGGCTATCATTCTTACTAACAGATTTGAAATATGAACAAAAGATATATGTAAATCCGAATAACGAAAGTGATGTGCACTTTTTGAAAGAAAAAGATTTAACACCAAAATCTTTTGTATATTCAATCTCGGACATGGGGCAGTGGTACAGTATACATATCAAGACACCGTATGCAATGATTGAGATTAGAGATAGTTTGAAGCTCTTGCCATTTTCAGTTGAACAAATTGGGAAAAGTTTTCAAACAAAGCACCGTAAATTAAATATGGAGTATAAGGGGCTTAGATATGCAGGTTGCCCAATTACAGATGACGAAAAGCGATATATTGCTAACGATGTGCTTGTAGTTAAAGAAGCACTGGAAATGATGCAATACAGTGGGCACTTAAAACTTACTATCGGCTCGTGCTGTCTCTCTGAATTTAAAGCTACAGTTGACAAGCAAGACTATCAGGCATTTTTCCCTGATTTAACACAGTTTAAATTAAACCCACTTGAATATAAATACTCAAACGCTGACGAGTATATAAGACACTCATATAGAGGAGGGTGGTGTTATCTAAAGAAAGGATGTGAAAACAGAATTTACAGAGAGGGTATCACAGCAGATGTTAATAGCTTGTACCCATCTATGATGCATTCAGAAAGTGGAAATTATTACCCATATGGTCAACCAGTTTTTTTCAAAGGTAAAATTCCACCAAAATGTCTTACAGACCAATATTATTATTTTGTTCGTATTCGCACACGTTTTTACTTGAAAGAAAATAAATTACCATTTATACAGATTAAAGGCAGTTTTTTATATAAGGCTACTGAAATGCTTGAAACATCTGACATAGTTGATAAAGATACAGGAAATGTATGCACATGGTACAAAGATTTTGACGGAAATATTAAAAAAGCTATTGTTGAACTGGTGCTTACTCAAACGGATTTTGAATTGTTACAAGAGCATTACAGGCTTGTAGATTTTGAGTTATTGGATGGATGTTATTTTAGAACTATAACAGGAATTTTTGACGAGTATATTAATAAGTATAAGAAAATTAAGCAAAATAGTACAGGGGCAATGCGAACACTTGCAAAACTCTTTTTAAATAACTTATATGGAAAACTTAGCAGTTCGGATATATCCTCTTTTAAAGTGGCAAGAGAGAAGGACGATGGCTCACTAGGTTTTACGACATTTGAAGAACACGAAAAGAAAGTTATGTATATCCCTATAGGTTCAGCTATAACAAGTTATGCTAGAAATTTTACTATTCGGGCCGCACAGCAAAACTACAAATATTTTGTGTACGCTGACACGGATAGCATACATTGTTGCACTACAAAGAAAAATATTAAAGGAATAAACATACACCCCTCTAATTTTTGTTGTTGGAAGCTCGAGAGCTTTTGGGATGAAGCGATTTTTGTTCGCCAGAAAACATATATTGAGCATGTTACGCATGAGGATGAAGAACCAATTAATGAGCCATACTATAATGTAAAATGTGCAGGTATGCCCGATAGATGTAAGGATTTGTTTCTTAAATCAATGGAGGGTGTGACAGATGAAGAACTGGAGAAATATCCTACAATTCAGCAAGAATTTTTAAAAACAAAAAGGACGCTTACTGATTTCAAACAAGGCTTGGAAGTATACGGAAAACTTAGACCTGTGAGAATAAAAGGAGGGATAGTGTTACAAGAGACAACATATAAAATGAGATAAAATGTAGAAATGCACGGCAACGTGAAACATAACAAAAAGGAGACAGAATAAATTCTGTCTCTTTAATATATCTATAACGTTAATTCTTAATGCATGGATAGGCATAAATCCAACTACACAAGTGCGTCTTATATTTCAAAGAGCCTTTCGCACCAATGTTACAAAAATAACTAACGCAGATACCATTAATAATAAGCTAGAGCTTTAAGTATACATTCTTTACAGTCAAGAGAATAAAATCTAAAACACCCTCTATCAAAGAAGTATCTCATATAGTCAATCAACCAAGCATTATTTTTGAGCATTACAAAATTGATATTGTGGTCATCTGTTGTAACCGAAATTCTTTGTTTAAAATCCGGGTCAACTTTTTTGTCACAGTAAACAATACTTTCCTCTTCAAACATTTTAACGGCATATTCTTCACCCTTATATTTAAGAGTACATAAGTATCTACTTTGCCCCTTCATTTTTCCGATGAAAGCGCGATTGTCATTTAGATAAACATTCTGAGACGCATAATCTACATAATTGGACTTGGTGAACGCTCTATTAAAAAGTGAGTTTTTTTGTAACATAGAAGCACTTTCATTATAACCTTGTTCAAGAACAAAACCATCTCCGCGCAAAAACTTCACGTCAGATGTTAGTCTGTCAGTAATACCTAATGCTGTGTAATAAGGATTTAATAACGATACAGCGTTTGAAATCATTATAACAGGAACATATCTAATTTGACAATTATTACCCCTTGCTATCGAAGTATGAATGCTTATAAATTTACTGACTTCATCAGGACAATAATGATTAGTCTCAGACTGGAATTCATCAAGAAGTATTCTTGATACATCACTCAGATAATGAGAATATTTTTTTACTTTATCCGCACAATTTAGAGCAATGGCGTAGCCACAGGATTTCCCTTCATCCTCTTCGTCGTAGGCACTACACAGAAATAATTCATACATTTTACTATTGCCTATTTGAACAGCTTTCATGTTGTATGCTGAGAAAAAAAGAATATGAATATCCTTAAAGAATTTGTCCGCGGCGTCCTTTAACTCGTCTTGAAATCTGTACAGTAGACAAAATTTCTCATTATACTTTAAAAAACGATTAATTAGGTATCTATTAAAATATGTAGTTTTTCCTGCAGTTCTATTTGATGTTGATATATAAATTTCGGGCACATTTCCGTTAATATCTTTCATGCTTAATAACTTAGTGCCATCATAGTATTTCATTTCTTTCATTTATTCACTTCCTTTAGATTATTATAACAAATTATCAACAATTTGTCAAATTAATGTTGATAACTTGTGGATAATATGTTATAATAAGAAAAAGAAAGGAGGTCACTATTATGATTAACGAGTTATCAAGATTAATTTCCACGCTTGGTTTTCCCATAGGAATGTGTTTAATTATGTGTTATTACATTAACAAAATTAATGACGCACATAAGGAAGAGACAGACAAGTTTGCAGAAGCACTCAACAATAATACAGTCGTGCTTCAAAAACTTTGTGATAAGCTTGACAGCGAGGTGAATGTAGGTGACAAGTAGTGATATTGTAACAACGGCGAGAACATATCTTGGAAAGCCTTATGTTTGGGGTGGAGAGTCCGAAGCCGAGGGAGGATATGACTGTAGTGGTTTTGTATTTTCTGTGCTAAATAAGTGTGGCATGAAAGTACCAAGAACTACAGCACAAGGCTACTCAGCATTAGGCAAAAAAGTAACAAAAATTCAAAGTGCTGATTTACTTTATTTCGGTAAATCAACCAAGAGAATTACTCACATAGCAATTGCTATTAATGGCACACAAATGATTGAGTCGATAGGAAATAGTAAAAACACCAAAACAAACAAGGGTAAGGGTGTTTCAATTACTAATATTTCTCGTCGGAACGACTTAGTGCTTGTTAAAAGAATTGTTGATTTTAAAAAGGAGAAATTAACAACTATGTATTTATTGAAAAAAGGTACTAAAAATAACGATGTTACTGTATTTGAAATACTAATGTCAAAGTTAGGATATTATACAGGCTCAATTGATACTCAATATGGTAAAGGGTGCGTATCTGCATGTATTAATTTTCAGAAAGACCATAATCTTTTACAGGATGGTGAGTGTGGTAACAACACATGGAAAGCACTTCTTACTGAGGTCATTTAATGTCATGGGTTGTTATTGAAGGTACTAGGAAGTATCTGACAAAATCGCAGATGGAAAATAACGCTGTAGAGTTTAACGCTTATTTTACTGGAAAATACACCCTTGAAAGTATATGTGGTATGCTCGGAAATGTTCAGAGAGAAAGTACCTTAAACCCTGCCCTAAAAGAAACAGTAAGTGTATCAAGTGGATGGGGGCTAATTCAGTGGACACCTTCCTCAAACCTCACTGACTACGCAAGCGCTCAGGGTAAGGATTGGAAAGACGGCAATTTACAATGTCAGCTTATTAATGCCGAAGTACTTGAAGGATATGGCGGCCAGTGGATACCAACTAAAAGGTACCCGTACACAGGACTACAATTTTCACAACTTACGGACGTTGAGGAAGCAGTCAAAGCTTACTGTTTTGAAAGAGAACGCGCCGGCGTTGTAGCTCTCGATGAAAGAATAGAGAACGGCAAGAATTGGTTTGAATATTTAAGTGGCACACCTACACCACCTACACCACCTACACCACCTACACCTTCAACAAGAAAGCATATCCCTATTTATATGATGTTACACAGACGTTTTTAAGAAAGGAGAAATATAATGGCAAAATTATCAAAAGACGAACTTATTGCAAAACTAAAAAAATATGTCGGAGATAGAACAGATGACAAGACAATTGAAATTATCGAAGATATATCTGACTCAATTGACTCATCTGACGCTGACGAGTGGAGAAAGAAATTCGAGGAAAATGACAAAATGTGGAGAGACAGATATATTTCACGTTTTGTTGAAAAAAAAGAAGATGAACTAGACACACCGACAGAACACGAGGAGGAAGAGAAAGAGTACAACTCTTTCGAGGATTTATTTGAAGAGGAGGAAGATTAATGGCTAAAAGAATTGCTAAAACGAAACTTGACGCACGCTCTATTGATATTCTTAATGTTATTAGAAATAATGCGTCATATGCTTATCAAAAAGATGTGCCAAAAATAGAGAAGGAACAGGACATTCCAAAGGTTGGAGAAATCCTTTTTGGAAATCCGACACACTCTAATGAATTTATCAACGCTTTAATTAATAGAATTGCATTGGTGCGTATGCAGAGTGCAACTTTTAACAACCCTTATAAGCACCTCAAGAAGGGCTATCTCGAATTCGGTGAAACTGTAGAGGATATTTTTGTCGGTATTATCAATGCTGTAAAATATGATGCCGAGAAGGGGGCTAGTAGGGAGTTTAAACGTACTCTTCCTAATGTTCAGTCAGTCTTTCACATGACTAATTGGAGGGTAATGTACCCAATTACTATTGAGAAACAGGCTTTAAAACGAGCTTTTACATCCGCTGACGGTGTAACTAATCTTATTACATCAATTATTGACCAAGTTTATCAGTCAGCTGAATACGACGAATACTTACTTTTTAAGTATCTGCTCATTAAAGCAATTTCTCACGGTAAAGTATATCCACAGCCGATTGATACCACTGACATGGATAGTGTGGCCGTAGCTTTTAGAGGGAAATCAAATTTACTTCCTATTGATATGACAGGTAGATTTAACGAGAGTCATGTACAGAACAACACACCTATTGATAAACAGTGTATTTTTATGGACGCTGATTTTAATGCTAAATTTGATGTTAAAGTACTTGCTAGCGCTTTTAATATGGATAAAGCAACATTCATAGGAAAACTTCATTTAATTGATGATTTTGCTTCATTTGATAATGAAAGATTTGAAGCAATCAGAGAAGAGTCCACAGGTCTTGAAGAAGTGACGACAGACGAGCTTAATCTTATGAAAAACGTTAAGGGTGTTTTGGTTGATGAAGAATGGTTTCAAATTTATGATAACTTATTTGAATTTGACGAAACACGTGTAGGTAGTGGTTTATATTGGAATTATTGGTTGCACGTTTGGAAAACTATTTCATACTCACCTTTTGCTAATGCAATCGTTTTTGTTGACAGTGCTACAATTGACAAGCCTGCTACAATTACTGTTGAAATCACAGGAAAAGATGTTTCTGAGGTTGGTACAATCTTTACACTTAACGTAAAGGATAACGAGTCCACACTTGCACCTAATTCAGTTAATTTTGTACAGACCAACGCTCTTACAACAGAGGGTATTGCCGTGCAGAAATATGGCGCTATTGTAATTCCGTCAACAAAATCTGCTTCAAAAATAATTCTTGTAGCTGATTTAGATGGAATAACCTACACAGCTGCTACAGAAATTACTGCCGATAGTGCTGTGGGTGATACAGTCGCATTAAATAAAGTTAGTGCTGTGGGTGATACAGTCGCATTAAATAAAGGATGATGAATTATGTACATAGTACCCGATAGCGACGTGTACATGCTGAGTGGAGTACCACTATCCACTCAGCAGAAACACACAATTTATTTTTCAGATAAGAAAACACAGGCAGATTATTTTATTAGTAAAGCCAAAAAGCATTTTAATAACGTAACTTACAACAGAGTTAATAAGGGTAAATGTCGTTTACAGGCTACAGCAGACAGCTTATACGACTGTAATTACATGATGTTTCAAAACTCAGCTTTTAGCACTAGATGGTTTTATGCATTTGTGACAAGTATTGAGTATATTAACAATGTTACGGCCGAGATAAGCTTTCAAATTGATGTTCTACAAACTTACTGGTTTGATATTGAACTAAAAGAATGTTTTGTTGAAAGAGAGCATAGTCTAAGCGATAACATTGGTGAGCATATCCTTCCCGAAAATGTTGAGTGTGGCGAATATGTTTACAATGATGACGCGCAGTTAATTGGGTTAGGCTCTTTAAGTACTTGTACCATGGTATTACTTGCCACAACAGGTGGTTATCTATACGACGGTGTTTATAGTGGCTATCAAATAAAAGCCTTTGCTAACACAGAAAGAGGCGGAAACAACCTTACCAATTTTTTAAACCAATATTTGTCTACCCCTAACAATATTTTAGCACTATACACGTGCCCTACGGATATACTTCCTGTTAATGTTACAGACGAAGGGGTTAATATTACATTTACTGGGAATACTAACCCAATAAATGTTACTGGTAGACCGATTAGTAATACTGACACATTAAACGGCTACAAGCCACGAAACATGAAGCTTTACACCTACCCTTATAATTTTAACGAAGTAAGAAATAACTGTGGCCAGACATTAATTCAACGCTATGAATTTTCAGAAAATCTTACACCGTATTATAACATAGTTGGTAACATGACAATGCCTGTACAAGAAGTGTTACGCCTTGATAGATACAAGGCTACAAAAACAAGTGGATCAGGAAGAATGGACATGACAGAAACAATCACACTTGACAGCTTCCCTTTATGTTCGTGGAATGTGGACGCATTTAACGCCTGGGTTGCTCAAAACGCTGTACCGATTACAATTAACGCTATTCCGTCAGCCGTTCAGACTGCTACAGGGATGTTTACCGGTCAGTCAAGTAATTCAGCACTGGGTAGTGTGCAGAATATATTAACAAGTGCTTACACGGCTAGTATTACTGCTAATGATGTAAAGGGCAATTATGCTACTAATAACGCACTTTTTGGTAGAGGACAAGTATGTTTTGAAGCTCAACGTAAATCAATTACTGCTGAGTATGCAAAAGCAATAGACAAGTATTTTGACGTGTTTGGTTATGCCTGTCATACAACTAAAGTGCCTAATGTTTCAAGTAGACCCCATTGGAATTATACCAAAACAGTTGACTGTACTATAGTGGGCGGCGCACCAAGTGATGACATAGCACAGATTGAAAGTTATTTTAATAATGGTATTACCTTTTGGAAACACCCTAATGAAGTTGGTAATTATTCGCTTGACAATTCAGTTTAGATTGGAGGAGATATTATTGAGCAAAGCAAGAAAAGCAAATCGAACTAAAAACCGCACTTCATTTAGTGACAGCGTTTTTTATCAGCTTTACACTTTTGAACAATACTTGGATTTATTCACAGAAATAGCTATTAGCTCGTTTGAATGGGCAGGGCTTCCTAGCACTGTAGATGCTCGTTTTATTGAAGTTGGGCTGTATGAAAATAGTGCTATGCTGTATTTTAATGATGAAGTTATGGGTAATCTGTGCTTGAGAAGTGTACTTGGCGGCCAGCTTGACGTTTACGATATACCGCTAAATAGACGTGCGTATGCTTCTAATGGCTATCAACGTGTATGCGGAAAAAATGACAGTGTTATAATTTGGGATAATATGACTCATTGGTGCTGTAAAAATAAAATGGAAATATACGCTAAGAGACTAGCCGAACTTGACGCAAGTATTGATATTAACTGCAAGGCTCAAAGAACGCCTACTTTAATTAAAGGTAGTGAACAACAGCAACTAGCTCTACAGAACGCCTATATGCAGTTTGATGGCAATCAACCTGTTATTTTTGCGAGTAACGATTTTATGAACGGTGACGGAAGCTCTTTTGGTGTGTTCACAACTGGCGCGCCCTTTGTCGCTGATAAGCTATATGAGTTAAAGGTTAATCTATGGAATGAAGCTCTAACTTATCTTGGTATAACAAACATTAGTATTCAGAAAAAAGAACGTATGATTAAGGACGAAGTGCAAAGGCTTCAAGGTGGTGTAATGGCTAACAGATATTCAAGAGAATTTGCAAGGCAACAGGCTTGTGAGCAGATTAACACAATGTTCGGTACTCAGATGAGCTGTCATTTCCGTGATGTATTCAACCAGAATGAGGACAGGAAGGAGGATGACATTGAGTAAATATACAACAGAAGTTAGATTTATATGTGAAACATGTGCTAAGCTTACAGAGTCGCACGGTTTTAATGACATTGAAGATATTCTCAATAAGTCTTGGAACAAGATTTTTAGCGACTTTCCTATTTTTGACGAAAATTATAGAGCAGAGCTTTGTAAAAAGATTTTAAGACATTACTATACTCGTGAGATTTGTTGCGAAACTGTCGGAAGATGGAAGTTGTTTCTTAGTGATAAGATGAAAAACATTATGCCTTATTATAACCAACTTTATCAGAGCGAATTGTTAAAAATTCAACCGTTTGTTAGCGTGGACAGAAGTATTTCCCATGAAGGTAGTGGAAGCGAAACCAAATCCACTAGCAGAAATGTTACTAATACTAATAGCTCGAGAACTGACGGAAGTACTGAT